CAAGCCAATGACTATGAGTACAAAGACCCCGTTTACGGCTATTACACAGATAACCAAGGCGGTGGCGCTCAAGGTGTTCACGGCTTTAAGGAAGGTAGTACCTACTACATATCGCAGGACGGGGTAGTTCATCAGCGAGATGATGTTAGGTATGTAGATGGTGGGCCAGATGGTACGTATCTTGTAAGGGATGCCAACGGCAACGAATTTTATGTCCGCGATGCAACCTTTACAGGCGAGGGAAGGTTTGTAGACGAGAACGGAAACTACGTTGCGGTTAATGGCTACTACGATGCCAGAACAAATACGGTCTACGACAACATAGAAGACTACACCACGGCTAATGGCATTACAGACAACACCGCCAATCAAACGCAGTGGACATACGGCAATAACCCTAACTGGAGTAATGACCCTGATTATCTAGGGTCTAGGTACGGGCGAAATTCGGACGGCTACATTGTAGAAGATCGTATTTACTGGAGCTTAGAGACAGGGTATTACACCAAGGGTGCCAACGGTGTTGCGGTCCCTATTAACTCAGAAGAAGTCCCGAAAGAGATCAAAGACAAGGTAGCTGAACAGCAAGATAATAAAGGCAGTGCTACAGGGGAAGACAACAAGAGCGAAGACACTGGGGCAGACAACGGCGATATTGCATCAGGAACACTGAGCGGAGGTGATGCTGACGAAACTGGCGGTGATGGCATTTCTGGCCCTTCTGGTGGCTCTTCTACTCCGGATGGCAACCAAGATTCTACTGGCTCGCCTAGCTCTACTGACATTATCGGTGCTGAGGGCGGGGGAGGTTATACTGGCGGATTCCCTGATTTTAGCTCTATGACTGCCGCACAGATATCTGCTTGGCTGGCGGCTAATGGTTATGGCGCTCCCGGCGGTGGTACGCCAAACACAACCACTGACCCCAGCGACACAGATACCGACACTGACCCCAACACAAATACAAATAACGGCAACAATGATGGTGTTGGTGGAGATACTACTGGCGCTGGCGGAGATACTACTGGCGACGGTGGAGGCAGTGATACTGACGGCTCTGGCGGTGGTGGTGATACCGAAGGCGGTACTGGCGGCGACGATACAGGTGGCGATGAGACCAGTGGTGGCGGTGGAAACAGCACTGATGACGAAGGCGGTGGTGGCACTACTGATATCAATGGCGGTGGTACTGGTGACGGATCTGGTGCTGGTGGCGGAGATGGCACTGGCACAGGCGGAGAAGGTGACGGTATTGGCGGCGGTGATGACGGCGATGGTACTGGTGCAGGGGCTGGCGAAGACGGCGGTATTGGAGATGGCGAAGGCATTGATGATGGCTCTGGAGGCGGATCAGGCGGAGGTACTGGCGGAGGTACTGATGGCAAGGACGGCGGCACTGGCGGAGGTTCTGGCGGTGGCGGTGAGGGAGGCGGAGGCCTTGGCGGAAAAGGCGGGATGCTTAGCGGAATGGGCAACAGAGGCGATTACAAGCCAGTTTGGGGTGATCTGTTTCCACAGCCCCAGATAAGACGTCACACTCCTTATCAGATGATTACAAACAGTCTTTTTGCAGATCTTATGCACGATATAGGGAAGCGCAGATGACATATTTAGAGTTAGTAAATGGTGTGCTTACTCGGCTGAGGGAGCCTCTTGCTATTACTACAAAGCAAAAGGAAGACCCTGTTATCAACTTGGCTAAGGACTTTGTTAACGATGCCAAGCGCCATGTTGAGATGGCTCACAGGTGGAACGCCACACGCAAGCAGTGGGTGTTTAGTACGTTTAAAGGGCAGGCTAATTACATACTGCCGTCCACCTCTTCTGGGTGCATAATTAGCAAAGTAATGCTAGACGGGAATGATCTTGAGCAGTGGGATCTCAGGTCTGTTATTGGCAATCCAAAAGAAGGCGCTCCATACAGGTATGCCTTTGATGGCACGGATAACGAGGGGAACCTTTCTATCCGGTTTGACAAAATCCCTGATGGTACATACACGGCTGATGTCCTTGGCTGGAGGAGCCTGCCAGATCTTAAGGATGATGATGATTACTTAAGGATTCCTGCTCAGCCTGTTCTTTACTACGCCCTTGCTTTAGCGGCTAGAGAGAGGGGAGAGGTTGGAGGCCAGACAGCGGCAGAGCTTTTTGGCATGGCTCAGCAATATATTTCTGACGCCATTGCGATAGATGCAAACCATAGTCCAACTGAATTTATGTGGGTAGTAGTCTAATGGCACAGGCTCTACAACAGGTATCTCTCAATGGGATGGGCTTTCAGGGGCTTAACACAGAGCTATCCCCTATTAACTCTACTCCTGAATTTGCCTTGGTTGCTGACAATCTGGTGATAGATGAGGTTGGCAGGCTAGGTAGCAGAGAGGCATTCAAAGATCTTGTATCAGCCATGCAGGTAGGCCCTGATAACTTCCTAGATATTACGGCTATTCACTCATGGTACGGCGGGGGGTTAGATCCTTACCCAGTCCTTGTTTATCTGGAAAGTCAATACAAGCCAGAAGTCGCTGAGATGAAGCAAGATAGGGAGTGGACAGATCCGTTAGACATCAGGATTAACGGGCCAGATCCAACCAAGCCGCATGTTTATGGGGTGGCTTACTGCAAGAGATATGAGATGTTGCAAGCCGACATCCCTGATGACGTAGATACAACAAAGCTAGACACAGCACTCTTTGTCAACTTCAAGGAAGAGTTGCTGTTGTTCAGCGCAGGAAACCCCCCTCTTAAATATGATGGCAAGGGTGGCTTTACAAAGCTATCTGACATGCCTGACTACACACCACCACAGGATGTTAATGACAATGTTATTGCCGCAGAGCTTAATGGAGATGTTGCTTGTTCTGCTTATGGTCGCCTATGGGTTAGCGGAGTTAACGGTGATTATCAGACTATTTACTACTCTTCTCTTCTTAGAGAGGACAAATGGTATGACCCTGACTTGGATACCGGGTTCAATGATGGCGGCTACATTAATGTCCAAGAGTATTGGCCCGTTGAAACTGATTACATTGTTAACATTCATGCTCATAACGGGTTTCTTCTTGTCTTTGGTCGCCGCTCACTTCTGATCTATGCCAATGCTGATAAGGGAGATCCTGCTAATGACGCTACTGGCTTTGGCTTACAAGATGCCATCAGCAATGTTGGCTTGGTTGAAAGAGATGCTGTCTGCAATACAGGCACAGACGTCCTCTTTGTTGATGATACTGGCTTACGCGCTTTAGGCAGAGTTATTCAGGAGAAATCTAACCCTATTAGTGTTGCTAGCTCTAACGTCAAGACTGACTTTATCAGAGCTATTGGGGTGGAGAAGAAAAGCACTGAGCTTACTAGTGGTATAAGGCTACACTACAACCCTCATAGGTCTCTGGCTGTTTGTCTATTTAGGACCACTCATACAGCGTATGCCTTCTCTACTACTAGGCCATCAAGTTCTGGTGGATTGATGACTACGTTCTGGACGGACTGCCACTTCAACTGTATGCACGCCGTTGAGGATGATAGGACGGGCGCTTTCTGGCTTGGTGGCAAGCAAAGCCGTGGACTCTTAGAGTACAAAGGGTACGAATCTCAGGAGACCTATACTGCTAAGTTTGAATCATCTGTTGTTAAGCAAACGCCGGCTAATTTACAAACAGTCATCCCTCGCTCTATTGTTTACCTGTTGCACTCTCAGCCTGTTCTTGCTGAGTGCTGGGCTTTGTGGGGGTTTGGAGCAAGGATGAGATATCGTCGTGCTTTTAAGCTGAATGTCGTTGGCACCACTGAATACAATGTTGCTCAGTACGGAATAGATGAGTATATAGGCGGCGATAAAAGTGTCTGGAGAAACAAGATTAACACTATGGGATCTGGTGAGCTTATGAGAGTTGGGCTAGAGGTTGAGATTAACGGCTGGTTTATAGGCTTACAGGATATAGCGGTTAACTATTCCGCTGGGAGGATGTACGCATGAGTTTAGTAAACACCATTGGCGCTGGCCTTGGCATATTTGGTGCCATTGATGCCGCAAATGACATCTCAGATCTTGGCTCCACTATTCAAACCCAGCTAGCGGACGCTGGACAAGACGCCGTTGAGAACTCTGCCTTTCAGGGCTATGGCGTTTCGTCTGGCCTTGGTACCTCCACTGTTTCGGGAAGCGGCGCTACCAGCCTTGGCGTTGGCCCTAATGGATCCTTGCAGGGCAATGCTCAAAACCTGCTAGGCATGGCTCAAAATTACCTTTCAGGCAATGGCGGTCAGACTGCCATGGATTTTAATGCCATGGCTGGGAACTATGCTAATCAAGCGGCAGGGATAAATCCTAACCACGGTGCGTTTGGTGAGGGTGCTAATCAGGCTATGAACATGGCACTGGCTGACCCTTCTCAGCGGCAGGGTGAGATCTTCAATCAGTTGATGGCTATTCAAAACCCAGAGCTTAACCGCCAGCAGGCGGCTCAGATGGCTCAGGAACACGCTATGGGGCGTGGGGGTATAGCAGGTAGCCAGTATGGTGGAACGTCTGGTGATGCGGCAATGGCGATGGCTAGAGCGCAGGCTGGTAATCAGGCGGCTGTTAATGCTATGCAACAGGCTGATGCTGAGCGTGGTATGTTTGGTCAGATGGCGGCTCAGTTTGGTCAGAACGCCAATCAGAACTACGGACTCATGGCTGACAGGGAGAATGCTCTTGGTCAGTTGGGCGCGACATATGGCGGTCTGGGTAATCAGGCTCAGGCGACTCAAGCTCAGATGGCTCAGATAGCAGGACAGCTTGGTATAGATCAGGAGAAGCTGTCTTATCTGCCGATGGAAATGCAGATGAAGTTGATGCAGGTAGCTCAGAATAATGCAGGCATGGCACAGACAGGACAGCTAACAGGTCAGGATTACCTGATGCAGATGATGCTTGGCGGTGCAAATGCTCAAATCAATGCTGAAAAGGTAGCCTCTGAATTGCAGGGCAACCTGTATGCGGCTCTTCTCAATAACCTTGGTGGAGCTACTGGAGCGGATGGTTCCGGCCTGAGTGGAATCCTTGGGGCATTAGGTACTGATATTTGGAATATCCTTGGCGGGGGAGGACAATAATGTTTAGGGGCGGCACATCTCAAGCTAGCAATCTGACTGGACTGCTAACCTCTATGGGCAACACCATTGGACAGATGGGTGGTGCTGGTGAGGCATACATTGATAGCTTCAAAAGGCAGATGGCTCCTGATGTTGATATGAACGACTCAGCCAGCCTGTTTTCTTATGCTCAATGGGCTAGACGTAATGGCTATGAGGATGAGGCTAGGCAGTATCTAGCCTTGGGCTATCAACGCGAAGCCGCAGAGGAGGAAAAAGAATATAACACCTATGTTGCCTCAAACACCGAGAAGCTAAGGGGCTTCAATACCAGCATTGCCAATCTTGAGAAAGCTGTAGCAGACGGAGATCCTAATGCTCAACGTGCTTTAGATCGGGT